TCCCTCTCTCCCGGCCATTACGATTCTACACATTTTCTACAAAATCCCCCTTAATCATTTTCAGAATATAAATCTTACCAAATAACCATAGCATCGTGCTTTCAAAGTTTTAATGCTAGGCTTGTAAATTCTCATAGAATCATCTAAAATAACATAAAATAATGCAAAAAAATAAGGTTTTGGGGACAGAGTGGGGACAGAGTGGGGACAGGATTAGCCCCAAAAAGAGTCACAAACTCACATATTTAAGGGCTTTCCAAGCTCATACCCCAGCAAACCCTATAAAACAAAAGGGGACAGAAATGCAAAAACAGCAAAATCAAACTAGTAAAAAATATGAGGGCGTGCGCTCTAAAGCCCTAAGCAATGGCGATATAGCTTATTATGTGCGATTTATGGATAAAGAGGGTAAGCGACAAGAAGTCAAGGTAGGCACAAAAAATGAGGGGTGCAGTGAGAAAAAAGCTAGTATTGAGCGCGCTAGGCTTTTACAGGAAGTAAAAGAGGCGAAAAATATGCAAAATCCAACTATACAAGAGATTATGCCGCGATATTTGCGCATTTTGGAGCTGCACACAAAAAGTGAGACTTATAGAGACTACAAAGGGCAGTGTGAGCTGCATATCCTACCTGCATTTGGTGCGTATAAAATCCAAGATATTAGCCCAAAGCATATCAATGATTTTATGCTGCATCTAGCGCAAAATAAAAGCAACAAAACCATAAATAAGCTTATCGATAGGCTTAATAATCTCATAGAGTGGGCAAAGAATGAGTATGATTTGGTTTTTAGAAATCCCACTCAAGCTGTAAAGCGTCTCAAAGTCGATAATGCGCGCGAGCGGTTTATGTCTAAAGACGAGGTGAGTGCGGTTTTAAAAGAAGCACAAAAGATAGATAATGAGATGTATGCATTTTTTGCGCTGGCATTTTGCACTGGTGGGCGGCTAAACACGCTGAGAAATATCAAGCTAGAGCATATTGATTTTGAAAGCGGCACTATCGCGCTGCAGGATTTTAAGAATAATTCCAAATACAGCGGCTTTTTGGACACCCAAGCGCGCAAAGCTTTAGAGGTATATCAAAAACGCGCACAAAATGAGATTTTTACCACACCCGAGCGCACCTTTAGACGCCGCGCACAAAGGCTGCTTAACACGCTCTTTAATCAACACACTGCACCAAATGATAGAAAAAATAAGGTCGTAATCCACAGCACGCGCCACACTTTTGCTTCACATCTTGCCATAGCAGGCACGCCCATTCACATTATCCAAAAGCTTCTTAACCACAAAGATATAAAAATGACTATGCGTTATGCGCATCTTTTACCCCAAAGTGGCGCGGAGTATGTGGCTAAGCTGTGGGAGGCGTAGGGGATTTGGCAAGGGATATGGCTTTCATAATCATATAAAATCCATTTTTGCCTATACCAAACTCACTATTGCCATCAAGCTCATTTTGCAGGAGCTTAAGCATTTTGTGTAAAAACTCATTATGCTCAAAGTGGTTTTTAAACTCCTGCTCACACCTCCACACCACCACGCAAAGCACCCTGTATCTCATATCTTGGGATTTTAGCTGCTCTGCTAAAAAATACCCAAGCCAAGTGTAAGTTTTGTAAAAATCAAGGCTACTCACCCTACAATCAAACTCTTTGAGATACCTTATATAATACCTTATCGTTTCTATGAGGGCGTTTTTCACATATTTACCAGACACGATGCTTGCTCCATATTTGCCTTTATAAAATTCGCAAATTTCACAGATTTGCGCTTCAAGGAGCTTAACATTTTCTTGGCTTAAAAATTGCTCTTTTCTGCTTTTAGAATCTTGCATCATTTTTAAAGCTCTCTAACATATGCCGTTGCCTTTCTTTAGCTTTACAATCGTTATCCGCTAGCTTAATGTAATAATCTTTCAACGCCTCATCACAATGATTCTCAATAGAGCCTACATTTTTAGCGTTATCATCGCCAAAGGCTTCATCTATAGCTTGTTCTACCAACTCTCTTGTGTCTAGGCTACTAAAGTCTTGCTCAAGGTCTATATTTTTACCCATTTGACACCTCGCATTTAGTTTAATACTACAAAATACCGCATAATAACACATTATAAACAATAAGCCGCAATAGCCCAATCCCGTGCTACTTGATTTTATAATTTACCCTTTAATCCACGCCTTAAACACATATTTATGGCGCAAATCTAGCAGCATACGCACTTGTTTTGAGAGTATATTGATATTGCAGCCCACAAGAGAGCATGCGCCAATGGCACGCCCAATGTCATTAATCACATCAATCGCCTCATTTATGCCCTCATTTTCAATAAGTGCCGTAAATTTGCTCTTAATATTAAAGGTAAGCTCCAGCCTGCGCCACTGCGAAAGCTCGGGCGGGATATTTTCTTTATGATAGAATCTTTGCTTATGGAATTTATCATAGAGCAAAATTTTATTTAGCTTAAAATATTTACTAGAATCTAGAATGTGATTAGCATACAAACTCTTGCCCACGCTTATAATCTTGCCATTGCTCCACTTTAAAAGCTTGCTAGAGAGCCATTCTTTTGCCTTATAGCTCACCTCCTGCGCGCTTTCAAAATCCATAGCCAAATCAAAGCTATAAGTCTTAAAACGCCTTAGAAACTTAGCCAGCACGCTAAAAACATAACTTTCTATATCCTTGCTTGGCTGATGTAGCCCCGCAAAGACAATCATCACATAATAATCTAGCTTCTTTTTGTGCTTGCGCGCTAACTCGTGCAGCTCTTTAGTGTTTTCTAGCACTAAAATAGTGTTTGACAAGCTCTTAACACCGCGTTTAAGGTTGATATAGCGAATATTTAGCGGATATTTTAGCTCGCTAGGATTTTGTGATTTAAATTTATCTTTCACATACATATCAACCTGCGCATTGCGTGTGGTTTTGCGTAGTTTTGAGTAAAGCTCAAGCTTTTTTAGAAACTTAAGCGCTATACTCTTGGGAATACAAAAGCGATAAGAATCTATACCGATGCTGTATTTTTTACGCATAATCCCCTACTTTTCTATATTTTGTCTTAAATGTATTGCCACATTGGCTAAACTAATGTCCGTGCGGGAGCTAGCTTAGCTAAATGCTAAACTAGCAGAGCATGGGCGTATCTTGTAAATAAAATTCGCACGCATCAAGCTTACAAACAATATCCCCGCAGCTTTTCTCTAGCACCATCGCATATGCGCCTGCTTCTAGATTCCGCTCTTTGTGCTTTAGTGCAAAAATCTTTTTTAGCTCACGCAAATCAATCTTTCTGTCCGTATAGCTCACAATCACGCTAAATCCTCTGCCATTCTCCTTGTGTCTCGCTGTTAAAATCATTTTTATTCCTAATAATCTTTAAGCACATCTACAAATTTATATGTAAAGCCATTTTTATACGCCCATTCAAAGCCAGCGCGCGCAAAGATTGCTCCCCCGCTTACAAAATAAAATCGCGGGCTATAGTCTGCATTTTGCCCTCGTATCATCTTTATACGCTTTAGCCCTATTTTGCTCATACTAGCGCTCCTTTGTAGCCCTTTTGCTTATTTTCCCACACTACGACATTGGAGGGCGTAGAAAGTGCCAAAAGTGCGTAAGATTCCACATTAAACCCCATAGCATTTGGCACAAAGCTCACATTGCATTCGCCAATCCTCTCAAAGACCTCATCGCATTTCTTGCGCAAAACTGCCTTGAAATCTCCCTGCTCAATATCCTTTCTCACTTCGCATTCAAAGAGCTTCCAGCCCTTGAGCGAATGAGCTATAATGACATATCTCACCATTAAATTGCTCCTTATTTTTTCTATGGCTTCTTTGTAGATTCTGCGCACTTCTTTGGGATTTAGGTGCATTTTTTGCGCGATTTGCTCAAAGCTCATCTGCGCGCAGTCCCTACGCAAAATCCAATCACTTGGGGATAAAAACTCCCCTTGAGTGCGCAAAATATAGATAAAATACATTTTTCTATCCCACGCATTAAAGGTATGCACCACCTCTACTTCTTTTGGATAAAGGCTCTTAAGCCTCTCTAGTGCTTTGTGTGGCTCACGCATAAGCTTGCCTTAGAATTTACGCTCATTATCCACCATAAAGGCTGCCAAATCGCACGCCATTACCACACGCTTGCCCTTTAGCTGTGTGTAGCGTGGCATATCGCTTGCACCTTGTGTGAATTTGTTGCGTATGGTTTGGGGATTTAGCCCAAAGATAGAGCCTAAATCCTCCTCGCTTAGTGCTATGCCATAGCGCGCAATAATGCTCTGTGTTGCCGCGATAATAAGCTGCTGATTAAAATTTAAACTACTCATTTTCACTCCTTTAAGATTTAATGCACTAAATCACTAATGCTAAGATTGCGCACAAACTGCAGTGCTTCATCAAACTTAATGCTGGGTATCTCGCTATAGCGCGCTACATAGTATTTTTGCTTCAAGCGCCGATAAATAGCGCGATAGTGGATAGAAATTTCCTTTTGTGTGGGCGCAAAGGAGGCGGTCAGCTCATAAACTTTGCTTTTTACCTCATCGCTCAAAGCCTTTTCTTGCCACGCCTCAAGGCGCTTTGTGGATTCTAAAAAGCTTATGCGTTCATCAAAGGCTTGTCCCTCTTGTTTAAGCTCGATGAGGTGGGCATTTGCTCGCTCTAGGGCTTGCGTTTGGCTCTTTATAAGCTCTAAAATCCCGCCAATATTCGCACCCAAGCTTTTTGTGCGCACACTCTGCACCTCATAATCGATAAAATACTGCCTAATGGCATAGCCCACTTCATTACGCTCAAGCATGGCGATGTGTTTAGCAAAAGCGAGCGTGATGATGTAGTCAATCTTATTTTTACCACCCACATTGCTTTTTGCCTCATTGTTTATTTGCTCGTCTTTTTTGGCGAGCAAATCTTTGGCATCTGCTTTATTTTTGCCTAACCCCGCGTAGTGCTTATGAGGGCTTGCTGCTGCTTTTATCATATCGCTAAGGGGTGTTTTGAGCGGCACTACACGCGGGAGCGTGCGCTCTTTGGGCGTGATTTGCTCCATTGTTTGCGCTCGTGTTACCTGTGTTATGCGCTCATGTGTGCCTTGTGTGTTTCGCGTGCTTTGCCCTGCGCTCTCCGCACCCTTTAAGATGATATAGTCCTGCCCTTGCACCGCGATACAATCCTCAATGCGGCTTTTAATCCAGTGGCTAAAATCCCGCTTAATGCCTAGCCTCTCATGCAGCTCGCGCGCATTTATGGCATTTGCTCGCTCATTTTGGAAATCTACTTGCGTGATGTTAAAAAAACTTATCATGTTTGCCTCCTACTTATGATTTTCATTTGCACGCAGAAAGCTCTGCTGCTTTTGTATGGCGCGCGCGTAGTATAAGTGCTGCTTGAGCTGCTGCGCAATCTGTGTGCTTAAATGCCTGTGCGGGAAAAGCACTTTTATGCTTTGCTTGTGCATTCTTAGCGCGCTTATAAGCAGCGTATGCTCTAGCTGCACACTTTTTTTGTCCATAGCGCACACCTCTAGCTTAAGTTTTGTGAATTCATCTAATGCGATGTGTTTCATTGTTGCTCCTTTGTGGCTTTAAGAAAATTTTGACCTGTTTTTTGTGAGACTAATTAATAGGTTATTTTTGTCCTATTACTTTGCAAATTTTTTTAGGCTATAAAACCCTCTTGCATAAGCAAATTCTTTAGCTCTCTCGCTCTGCCTCGCTTACCCTTGATAGCTCCAAAGGATATTTGATTAAGTATCCTTATGTCTTTTTCACTTAAGCCCTTGGCTTTTGCCCAAGTGCGCAGTTTTATACCTTTTTTGGACATTACTTGACTAAGACTCTCTTGATGTGTCATTCCACACTCCTTTATTATCGTTAATCCTTTGAGGTATGATACCCACAGCCCAGCCGATACAGAACATTGATTTATTGTTACTTTACTCTTTTTATGGTAGAGTATAAACAAATCATTATATATTTTAGGATATTTTTTGCCTATTGTCAAGCTATAAGAAAAATTTAGCCGAAAGGATTAACATGATAAGAGAACTGCGTGAGGAAAGGGGAATCACTCAAATAGAGCTTGCCGAAAGGATAGGCGTATCAGAGCGCACTATTCGTAGATATGAGCAAGAGGAGGACATTATACAAATAGGCATTTTGAAAAAAATCTTAAAAGCACTCAACGCAAATGACGTCAAAGATGTTTTTTTAGCGGAAACCGATAAACATACGCACCAAGAATTCCCAAGCAGTAGCCTTATAAAAGCAAATAGCCAAAATTTGCACGACTTCTACACTATCCCAAAGCTTAATATTAAAGCCAGTGCTGGCGGAGGCAATGAGATTATCGAGCTAGAATCTTATGAGAGCGGGGAGGTGATATGCATTGATAAAGCCTTTTTTAAGACGCCGCAGAGCATAGGGAATAGAATCAACAAAATGCGTATCATTCAAGTAGATGGATACTCGATGATACCAATGCTTTTGCCCGATAGCTGGGTGATTTTTGAGGAGGATAGTGCATGGAAAGGCGATGGGCTTTATGTGCTTAACTATGATAATGAACTTATGGTGAAGCTTCTCCAAAAGCTCCCAAATGGCGACATTGACATTATTAGCGCCAATAAAGACTACAGGAGCTATCGCATAGAGTGCGACACACAAACTATCGTGTGCATCATTGGCAAAGTCCTCCGCGCTATCATCTAACTTCTCTCCTTTCATTTTTCATCTCTCTTATTTTTAAATCTTTTTTATCTTTTGTTTTTGTTTTGTGGCGTGATTATTTTGTACTTTTTATGCTCATTTTGGCACTTATTTATGTGGAATATTATGCTTAAAATCCGCTTAAAATGGCATATACAATCGGCGTAATTAGAGGGTGAATCCAAACCTTAAAGTCCGACAAATTTACAGGATACAAACGCTTAAACTCCGCTGAATTTACAAGATACAACCCGCGCATAATTCCGACAAATCTAGTATCTTGCATAGCAGGCTTACAGGCGCGAGGTGTGGGGGGAGTGAGCATATATAAGCGCACGAAGTAAATGCAAAAATATGGCGCGCTTTTGCGGGGGAGTTTTGCAAAGCTTAACTCTTAATTGCAGAATCTGTATCCAAAAAATAGCACGCTTTGTAACGCGCTTTTAAGTGAATATTAATTTTTTATGGAGACAACACTTTTATAGCATGTATTTTGCATAAGCCCTAATATTATAAGAATGTGCGAGATTATGAGTTTGTGGAAAATTATGTAAGATTGCTAGAGCTTAACCTCTATGGGTCCTTTCCAAGAAAATCCCACTTTGCGGTTGGCGACCGCGATTTTGGGGGATTTTTGAGGAAGATTTGGGCATTTCATATTCATATAGAATCTAATAAAAAAGCGCAAAATGCGTTATTTGGAGATTTATTATCCTTTGTGATTGGTCGGGGATAAGTAAGCAAATATGTGATTTTGTGTGATTGCATTTTGTAAATTTTGTGATTCTTAAAAATACTAAAATCCTATATGAAATCCGCAAAATAGGCATTTCATATAAGGAGTTTATATGTTAGATTCTAAAAAACTTGCACAAGAAATACTTATGCTCATTCAAGCAAAAGGCTTTGAGGAGACGCAGGCAAATAAAGATTTTATAGAATCTTTAAGCACAGCCATTGTTACACACATTCAAACTAATGCGCTTGTGGAGACAAAGGGCAGTCCTAGCGCGCAGGTGGGTACGATTAAATAAGATGATTAAATAATAAAGGAACATCATGCATGGAGAAGCACGAATCTATTTAGGCACTATAGTGGAAGTTAAAGGCGCGCTTGTAAAGGTGCAATACACCGACACGCAAAGCGATTTTGTGCCATATTTACAGACAGCGAGCGGATTTAAAACGCATTTCACACCGCCGCAAGTTGATGAGGTAGTAGTTTTGTTTAAGCTAGGCAAACTAGGCTTTGTGCTAGGCTCGATTTTACCAACAAGTTTGCAAAGCCAAATTGATACGCAAAGCGAAGTTATCACATACGAGGACGGCACAAGCATTTCTTACAAAAATGGCGTGATTGAGATTAAGAGCCTAAAAGAGCTTAACATCAAATGCACAAGTGCTAAAATTGAGGCAGATTCTATCGAGCTTGGCGGGGAGGGTGCGCTGGGTGTGGTAACAGGCGCTTGCGTGTGCGCTTTTACAGGTGCGCCGCACGCTGATGTAAGTTTGAAAGTGAAAGCGGCAAAATGATTGTTACCACTGCGGAGCTAGGCGAGCTTTTGGGCTTAACCGAGCGGCATATTTATAATTTAGAAAAAGCAGGCATTTTAAGCAAAGAGGATAAAAACGCGTGGGACGCGGCTAAAAACATACAAAGCTACACCATTTACAAGATAGATTTGGAGGCAAGTAGTAGTGATTTGGGCAAAATACGTGCGCGCAAAGAGCTAGCAGAGGCAAAACTCAAAGAGCTGCAGTATAAAGAGCGTATGGGTTTGCTGCTGCCACTGGAGCATATCGCGCGGGAGCTGGAGGATATTGCCATAGTGGTGAGTAATAAGCTCTACGCACTGCCACAAATTCTGCAGCGCAAGCATAAATTATCAAGTAAAATCTATGCGGATTTAAATGCGCAGATTGAAAATACGCTAAAAGAGCTTAAAGACCCCAACATCTACACTAATTTAGCGCTGGAATTAGAATCTAAGCTTAAAAGAGAATCACAGCAGGATTTAGCACAAAGTAACAAAGAACACTCTCACACACAAGGGCAAGAATGAAGCTAAGAGCTATCTTTGCTAAAAATATTTTTATAAAACCAAAGCTTGATTTATATGAATGGAGCGCGAGATATAGAATCTTAAGCCAAGAATCTAGCGCGCTTTTTGGGAGATTTGAGGCGCTAAGCTATCAAATTGAGCCAATGCGTGCTATTAGCGATGAGAAAAACCGCGAAATTATACTGATGTGGGCGTCGCAACTGGGCAAAAGCGAGATTTTAAATAACACTATTGGCTATTATATCCACCAAAATCCTAGCACTATTTTATTTCTTTTGCCCACAGAGGATATGGCGGAGGATTATTCAAAGCGGCGATTAACGCCTATGTTTAGGGACTGCAAGGAGCTAGGCAATTTAATTTATGACAGAGAATCCAATAATACTATTTTGATTAAAAACTTTAAGGGCGGTAATCTCGCGCTTGTAGGGAGTAACAGCCCAAGTAAGCTAGCAAGTAAGCCCATAAAAGTGCTGATTGTTGATGAGGTAGATAGGTGCGAGAATACTAAAGAGGGGCACAGCATTGATTTAGCCCAAAAGCGCACTAATACTTATTATGATAGAAAGATAATCAAAGTAAGCACACCCACAATCAAAGGACACAGCGTGATTGAGGCAGAATATGAGCTAAGCGATAAGCGCAAATATTTTGTGCCTTGTCCGCATTGTGGTTTTATGCAGGTTTTAAGTTTTGAATTTATCAAATGGGAGCAAAAAGAAGATGGGACGCATGATTTAGATTCTGTGCGATATGCCTGCGTGGAGTGTGGCGCGCTGTGGAGTGAGATAGAAAAAAATAAAGCTGTGAATACTGGAGAGTGGCGCGCGACCAAAGAGGGCGAAAATCTAAAAATAGGCTTTCATCTTAACGCACTTTATTCACCATTTTTTACGCTGCGCGATATTGTAAAAGATTTTTTAGATTCTAAAGATAATCCAGCGAAGTTTCAAGTGTTTGTAAATACCATAAAGGCACAGAGCTTTGAGCCGCCCAGTGTGAAGTTTGAGGATAGTGAGCTGTATAATCGCAGAGAGGATTACACGCCAACAACACTGCCTGATGATATTATTTTTATCACAGCGGGGGTGGATATTCAAGGCGATAGGATAGAAATTGAGTTTAAAGGGTGGGGGCTTGGCTTTGAAAACTGGGGGATTGCGCACATTATGCTTATGGGTAACACGCAGCAAAGCGATGTGTGGCAGCGTGCGTATAAGGAGCTAAAAAATGTATTTTATACCACAAGTGGGCGCAAATTAAGAAGCAGCATCTGTCTTATTGATAGCGGTTATAATAAAGAGCGCGTTTATTCTCTTGTGCGGCTTGATTCGAGGTTTTTTGCGACTAAGGGAGCAAGCGAGAGCGAGCGCAAAAAAGAATTTATAGGCGCAAGTAAGAAAGTAGAAGCGGGAGTTAGGCTTTTTAGCATAGGCACTTATGAGGGAAAGAGCGAGATTTTTAGGCTTTTGCGCATTAAAGATAAAGGCGCAGGGTATTGCCATTACGCGCAGAGCTATACGCTAGAGTATTTCTCACAGCTTACCGCAGAAAAGCTTGTAAAAGTTAAAACAGCAAGTGGCTATCTCACACACAGGTGGGAAAAGATACGCGAGCGTAATGAGGGATTGGACTTATCTGTGCTTTGTCTTGCTGGCGCAAAGCTTTTAAAGCTTGATAGGCTAGATATTCAAAAGATTACGCAAAGATAAGGTACCGCGGTAATGCGCGCTATTTTGTGCAATTTAAAGTAAATATAAAAAACAAGCTAGAGAGGTTTGATAAGACTGCCTAGCACCGCTTGTTAGAGTGCTAGGCGTGGTTTTAGCTACACTTGACTACAATGATACAAAGTAGTATAATGCACATCGCAAGTCTTATCATAAAGCAACCTCCTTTCTTTTGGATTGGAGGCGCAACTTAAAGGAGGCTGCCACCTCTTTTAAGTGCAACCTCACATATATTCTATCATATTTACCCCTCCCCCTTTTTTAAACACTTAGCTACGCTTTGCATTTTTAAAGGCAAAAGATAAAATTAGCAGATATTAAGCCACTTTTTGCTTAAATGGTGCGAAAGGAGCAGGTTATGAGTGCAATGCATTTTAGTAAATCCTTTGAGCTAGCTATTTTCTCTCTATGGGATAAAATTGAGCATAAACACAAAATTGAGAAAGAGGAGTTTTTAAATCTCGTTGAGGCTGCACTCCAAGAAGCTGAAGCAAATATAGAGCAGCATCTAGAAACTAAGCTTGCTACCAAAGATTTTGTAAGCTATGCTATCCGCGAGAGCGAGCTTAGTTTAAAGGTTGAAATACACAAAAATAAGACCGAGATTATAAAATGGCTTATTGGTGTGCAGTTTGCTTGCGCAGGGCTTATCGTGGCGTTAATAAAGCTGCTATAAAAAGTCACGCTCTTACTCTGTCCCCTTTTATTCCCACCATTTTGCCAAACCCCTAACACTACATGTTTTTAAAGCATTTTTAGTGCGCTTTTGCATAGGCACGCATCTCTCGCCGCACCATTTGAACATTTTCATAACTCCCGCAAAAAAAGTAGCGCAAAAAGTGATTCTTATAAAAGCTAGAATGCCATACACGCTTTTTAAAGGAGTATCTTTGAACGCAAGAGAGCAAATTACGCTAATTGATGAGGCGATAAATGAAGTCTTAGCCCAAATTCGCAATGGAAATGACATTACAGAATGGGAAATGGACGGCATTAAAATCAAGCGCAAATCCTCTTTTGAGCTTTTAGAGGAGTTAGGCAAGATTAAGCAATCTTTAGTTGCAAAGACCAAACCAAAAAGTGTGCAATTCGTCTTTGGAGGCTAGGCGTGCTTAAAAAGCTCAATCCTTTTATTATCTTTGCTCCTTTTTTCAAAAAAGGCACAGAGCGACAAACAAAGCGTTATTATGCCGCTCCAAGCCTTAACCCTAGCCTTTTAGAGCGAAGCGAGCTACTAAATTTAGCTCTTAGCTCATCTTTTGACACACACATTGCACAGCTGCGCAATCAAGCCCGTGCGCTTAGTGTGAGCAATCCCATTATCAATGGATATTTTCAAACGCTAGAAGCGGAGATTTTTGGTGATAATGGGATTATTTTGGATTTACATAGCCCAAATGCGGCGTTAAATAAAAAAATAGAAACGCTATGGACATTGTGGCGTGAGCAGAGCCAAGCACAGAATCTGGACTTTTGGAATATAGAATCTTTAAGCCTGCTTTATCTTGTGCGCGATGGCGAGTGCTTTTTATATGTGAGTGAGAGTGAGGCAGGGCTAAAACTCACGCTTATTGAGCCTGAAAATATCGACACAAATATTAATGATGAGGTCAAAAATATTAAGCAGGGTATACAATTTGATGCAAAAGGCACGCCCATTTTTTATTTTATAGAAAATAGCGACAAAAAAGTAGAAAAAGTAAGCGCGGAGCATATTTTGCACATCTTTAAGCCACACGCTCAAAGCCAAGTGCGCGGGCTTACGCACTTAAGCGCGGTGATTTATCCTTGCTACCAAAAAGACAAATTTAAATCCGCAGAGCTAAAGCTCGCACGCCTAAAAAGTGAGATTACTGCCATTGCTACAAGGGAGGAGGAGAGCTTTAGCATAGATTCTGGCAAGATGTTTGGCAATGATGAAGAGCCACAAGATAAGCACATCATACAAGAAGCGCAGGTGGGCAAAATAAACTACCTTGATGATAATGTAAAGCTGCAATTTACAGAGGCTCATAATGCCACAAATATGGAGTTTTTCATTAAACAAACCGATAGAGAAGTGGCAAAATCCTTAGGCATAAGCTATTCTACGCTTACTGGTGATTTGAGTGATGTGAATTATAGCTCTATACGACATGGTGGCAGTGAGCAAAGGCGCGTGTTTAGGAAAATGCAGCATTTTATTATCCGCAAATTGCATAACAAAATCTTTGAAAAATGGCTTATAAACGAGCTTAAGAGAGGGCAAATTAATACAAAAGAATATGAAACTGCGCTACATAATTACACCTTTAAAGCGCAGGGCTGGGAGTATATCGACCCTGCAAAGGAGATGAGTGCCAATAAAATTGCGCTCCAAACTGGGCAAAAAACGCTTATGGAAATCCTGCGCGAGAAAGGCAAAGAGCTTGATACGCACTTAGAGGAACTAAAAAAAGAGGAGGAGGTGTATAAACAAGTAGCCATTAATCAAACCTTGCAAGGAGTGAAAAAATGAATCTTAAAAACTTTAGTATAGATTTGCACAAAAAAGCCATAAATGAGAGTGATTACACTATTTCATTTGTAGCTTTGAGTGAAAAACCACTTATTCGGCGCACTGGAGTTTTGGGGGATTTTTATATCAGCATTGATACGCGCAATGTTATTTTTAATGCCAAAACTTTCTATCTTGACCACAATGTGAGCTTTGCAAATGCCATAGGCAACATCATTGAGGTTAAAAGAGAGGGTGGAGACATCAAAGTAAAAGTGCAGTTTCATAAAGATATAGAAGAATCTAAAAACGCCTTTATAAAATATAAAAAAGGGCTTAGCAATTCTGTTTCTGTGGGCTTTGGCGAAACTCACATAGAGGAGCTAGAGCCATTTAATGATTGCCCGCATTATTTTATAAAAAGCGGCGAGGTGGTGGAGCTTTCGGCGGTGTGGCAGGGCGCTGACCCAAATGCCATTATAAAAGAATTTGCACAACAACACACACAAGGAGTTTTTATGCCAACACAAGAACAAAACATCACACACGCACAAGGGTCTCAAGCGCAAGATACACAAGAATCTGCGCGCATTATTGAGCTAGCGCTTGCTTGCAAGCAGTATGAAAAGGGTTTAAGCGCCATTGCGCAAAATATGAGTTATTTTGAGTTTTCAAAATCACTGTTGCAAGAGGGGAGCTTTACGCAAAATAGCATGTCAAAAGAGCCAAAAGAGCGCCAATTATGCTTTAGCCTTTCAAATTACGCGCACAATGTGGCAAGTGGCGATAATGCCCGAGAAATTGAGCTGCAAAGCGGCGTAAATGGCTATGTGATTGATAATGCGTTTTTAAATCGCTTTGAGGCGACAAAAAGCATTGATACCACAAGCACTGGCTTTATCCCTGAATATTACAGAGAGGATAAATTTATAGAGCAAGTCTTTGCCCAAAGCAGCATTTTAAGCTTGTGCGATAAGCTCACTGGGCTTAATGGCACGCTTAGAATCCCGCGCGATACAAGCGATGTAAAGGCGTATTGGGTAAAAGAGGGTGAAAAAACCACCACTTCAAAGCTTAGCGCAGATTCTATCACACTAAGCCCGCGCACGCTTAAGGCTAAGATTCTCATCACGCGCCAAATGCTTAATATGTCGCCTTTTGCACTAGAGTCTTTTATCATCGAGCGGCTAAAGCTTGCCATACGCTTAAAGCTTGAGGAGGATTTGCTCTATGGTGGTGGAAGTGGCGATAGCGACCCAATCACTGGTATTTTTAACACAAGCGGCGTGCAGAGCATTGAGAATTATTTCACAGATACCAACTATAAAAAAACGCTTGAGTTTGGCGGCAAGCTAAGTGCGGCAAATTATTCCATTGCCGATACGCATTTTGCGACAAATTCCAAAGGAATGGTGCATTTGCAAGCCACGCACTATGATGCTGATAGTGATAAATATCTGCTCAATGAGCGCGCCACATACCTTGCGGGTTATAAGTATTTTATGAATAATCTCATAAAAGACAATCACGCTATTTTTGGCGATTTCAAAAATGCGCTTGTAGGCACTTGGGGTAATTTACAAGTGCAGGCGCTAAAAGATGATGAGGGAGATTTAGTTTTCACAGGCTTTTATGATATTGGCATAGAGCTTAAGCGCCCTAATGGTTTTGTCATCGCTAAATCTTAAGGAGGTGCAAGATGAAATATAAAGTGCTTTATGATTGTCAAATTAACAAGGTGCATTGCACGCAAGGCAGCATTATTGATATGCCACAAGGCACAGATGAGGGCTATATTCAGCGTCTTTTAGCTATGCGAGCCATACAAAGCGTAGAAAATACAGAATCTAGCCAAAGCACAGAGAATGCAGCCAAAGCTAGAAAAGCAAAAGCGGTGAAGTAATGTTTTTTGCGGGCTTTGAGCGGGATATTTTAAGCATTTTGCCACAAAGATTTATTGCTTTTGAAAGACCCCGTGCGTGCCTTTCAAACACCTCTACAAAGGTGATTTATGATGAAGCCATTGCGCAAGTGGAGCTAAGCCTGCTTGCGCTTAAGGCACAAAATATGGATTTAAGCAGCGGAGATATGATAATTTTTAATAAAAAGCACTATCAAATTTATCAAATCCAAATGGAATCCCGCGTGATGATAAGAATATTTTTAAAGGAGTGCCCATGCTTATAAGAGAGGAAATTAGCCAAAAAATCCTGCAGAATCTTAAAAATGATTTGCCAAAGGTAAAGGTATTTTTAGAGGATATTTTCACCATTGACATACAAAATGCACCCGTGGTGATAGTTAAAACCAAAGATGCGCAGATTTCACATGCCAGCAGCCAAGCATGGAAGCACGCGCTAGAAATTGAAATAGAACTCATTAGCACTTCGCGCGAAGCCCACAACGAGCTTGTAGAAAAAGCCCTTGCGAGTTTAGAAAAATTAGGCGGCGTAAAAAGTGTAAATACCATATCTATGCAAAAATGCGAAATCGCCTCCGCTTTAGCGTTTTCAAGCGTTATTTCAATGGAATTTATCTATTTTACCCCAAGTTTTAGGGCTTAAGATGTATCAGCTAAGCATAGAGGAGAATATTAAGCGCATTTTGCAAACCACTAAGCACACTGTGCCGCTGTGTCCAAATTTGGGCTTAAGCCAAGATTTTATTGATAAACCCTTAACCCAAGCCACGCTTTTGCAGCTCAAAGATGAGATTTTAGAGCAAATCGCACTCTATGAGCCGCGTATAAATGCCAAAGACATAAGCATAGAGGCAAGGGAGGGTATTTTAAATATTTTTATCACCACGCAAGATACTCTCTTGCAAATTAACGCACTTTAAGGATTGTCAATGATTATGCCTCAATTTTTAACCCCGCTTGACTTTGAAAAAGAGCGAGCAGCTATTTTGGAGGATATTAAGACACAAATTGATGATGTGGAATTTACTTTGAGCGATGATTATAATATTTTAATTTCTTGCATCTTGTATCGCTTAGGGCTTAAGATTGATGAGATAAATTATATTATCGCGCAAAATTACCTAGAATACTCAAGCGGCGTGTATTTAGATGAGCTTGTGGCGCTTTTAGGGCTTACGCGCTCAAAAGGCAGCCTACCGCAAGCAAAGATTAAAATAAAATGCAAAGATAGCACATTTTTAAGCAAAGGCACTAAGCTAAAAAGCAGCGATGGTGCAAGCGCGTATGTGCTTATGGATTACGCTTTGGCTGCGGGTGAAAATGAAGTAATTGTGCAGGGTGATAAGGAGGGCCAGTGGCAAACCACCATTTTAGAGATAAAAAATCCGCTCATAGAGGAAGTAAGTATGCTCTCAAAGTTTGTCATCTATGAGCCTAGTGAGGACGATAGCTCCTTGCGCACACGCTTCAAAAACGCGCTAGCTAGCTTTTCAACTGCAGGAAGTGAGGAGAGCTATACGCATTATGCAAAAGTAAGCGGTGTGGGCAAAGTAAAAGCCTTTAGCCCTGAAAAAGGCGTGGTAAAAATTGTGTATTTTGGCGAGAATGAGGGTGCAAGCGAGCTTATAAAAGATAATTTAGCAGGTAATGTGCCGCTCACAGATAAAATCATCATTCAAAAGATAGAATCCACCAAAATCAATTTAGATATTACACTCACCCTTGAAAAAGAGGCAAATTTTTCACTTTTGCAAGAGGGCATTGCCAAAAATATAAGTGATTTTTTTGCGCAGGTGCAAATTGGCGAGGAAGTAAGCCATAATAAAATCATCTCACTATGTTTCATTGATGACAATATTTTAGATGCGCAAGTAAGTGCGTTTAAGGCAATCGCACAAGATTCTATCTATGAGCTAGAATCTATACATATTTCAAAGGCTAGCGTATGAAAAGCTGCCTAAATAATCAGATAAGCCCGCTTTTAAACGCGCTAGATGTGGCATTTGCGCATGTGATTGAGCCGCATTTTAAGCTGGAAAATCACTATTTTTACAATCCCAAAAACGCCAGCGATACACAAATGCAGCTCATTGCTAACACATTTGATATAAACATTAAAGATGAGCCAGCGTATATGGCGCTAAAGCTCCTGCAAAAGCCGATTTTAAAAAAATCAAAGCTTGGCACATATCAAGGTATAAGCGAGGTGATTGAGCCTATTTTTGGCAAAGTAGAAATACAAACGCACGCCACACAGGAAAATATCGAGCCTTACAGCTTTGAAATACGCGTAAAGCCGAACAGCACAAGTATTGTTAATCTCAAAAAAGCTCAAAAGCTTATCAATCAATATAAGCCCTTGCGTGATAGCAATAATGGCATCGTGGTGGAGATGCCAACAGGATATATTGATATTTATACCAGTGCACATTCGCATTTGCGCACTACTCTTAGCGCCACAAAGCGCCTAAAAGCCACGCGTGCAGCTACAATTCACTGCAATCCCATAGCAAAGTGGGACTTGCACATCTAAAATTAAAGGAGAAGATATGATAAAGGGCATTCCAACTACGCATGGCATTGAGATTTTAAATTCACAAATGCGCCAAAGTGTGCAAAAATATGCGCTTGTAGGCTTAGAAAATCCAGCAAATGAGGATTTAGAGAAGCTTTTAGACACAGAGGATATAGATTTTGGTGCGTTTAAGGATTTTGTGTATCACACAGATTTTATTAGTGTGGGCTATTTTGATGAGGTGGGCATACTCACTTATGAGATTAATCTCACGCAAATCAACACAGACAGATATATGTATGGTATTTTACTGCTAGATACACAAAGCGAAGTCATCGCCGCACTTCCTACACCAAAAATCGTGCTTATCGAGGGTGTGGGCGGCATAATCACCATAAAACTCCCCATAAAAGGCGATGTGAGCGAAGTGGTCTTTGTGAGTAGCGATTATGTAAGTCGTGAGGAGTTTAATGCCTTTAAAGCCAGCATTAAGCCGCCACAAGTGGATATTCCAGCGCTTGTGGAGAAAGTCACCCCGCTCATTCAAAGTAGAAAAGATTTTGAAAACTATGCCATAAGGCAGTTAGATTCAATGATTGCGCGCGCGCAGTTTTTGCACACACAAAGGTGGCGCGAATATGACAAAAATAAAGCAGAGGAGGAGAGAATCGGGCATCACGCTTTCTTTTTTAGAAATGAATTACCACAAGGCTACAAGCCTCCACACGCGATTTTAAGTATTCTCAAATATCCGCTTGCTTATAAATATTTTAAAAACACTAATCACAACTTACAAGCAGACTGTCCAGAGGGACACTTTAGGCTGCCAAAACCTAGCGTATATCTCAAAGGCACGCAAAATCTTGCAGAAGTGGGCGGATTTTTCCAAGAGGGCTTGCCTAATGTTTATATGGGAATTGCAAGCCGCAATACAGGTGCAGCGCATAGAAGCGGTCCGGATTCTGATATTATAACCATTAGAGATACAGTAAGTCTAAACCTTGCCTCATATAATAACATTTATGGGCGCACTTCAAGCGTGGAGGTCAATCGCAATCACTTGCTAGAGGGATATTATGTGGGGGGGGGGCATTAAATTAGTCTAAAAATATGATTCTTAAAAACACTACAATCACTCCTAAATCATACAAAAGGAGTGCAAATGCCCACACAAGACACACAAACACAAGACACACAAACGCCCGCTACAGATTCACAAGAGCTGTATGCGCGGCTTGATAATTTAAAGCGCATTTTAGAAAGTATGCCAGATTCTAGTGTTATCACTGCGCAAACTACGCAGGTGCTAGAGACAAAAGCTAGCGAGCTTATTAAAAATATTCAGCAAGCTGCGCCAAATCTATACAAAAAATCCTATCGATTATTGCAAAATGTGCATCTTTATCGCGCCATTATGGTGCAGGAGGTCTTACGCGACAAAGAGGGGAATATCGCAAGATATGGCGATGTGCTTATGCGCGGACATAGTTTGAGTAATGTAAATACAGGCGCGGGGAGGACGCATTTTAGCGGTTTTACGCGCGTGGCACTGCCTAAAGAGATTGAGTTTATAGAAGTCTATGGCGGGCATAATGTCTTTTATGCGCTACCCAAAGAGGGCAATTTTATTTATGTATGGGGTGTAAATACTAGTGGTTGCGCGGGCAGTGGAGATACAAACAATATCCCAGTGCCTATTAAAATTTCGCTTGATTTTCGCGTAAAAAAGATAGTGTGCGGCAAATCTCAAAGCACAGGCGTGCAAAGCACACTTATTTTAAGCGAAGATGGGCGCGTGTATGGTGCAGGCACTAACGCTCAAGGGCAGCTAGGCATAGGGAACACCATAAATGCTTCTACCTTTACACAAAGCCCATATTTAAAAGATATTGTAGATATTGAGCTTGTAAGCAATGGTAGCTATGGTTATGCGCTTGCCTTTGATAAAGAGGGCAGCTTGTGGGTGTTTGGGCATAATGCAAGCGGTAATTTGGGCAATAATTCCACTACTAATTTGCAAATTCCCTACAAAATCACCTTTAATGCCAAAGTCACGCAAGTAGCAGGCTCAATCAACAGCACAAACGCTACAAGCTTTATCCTTTTAGAGGACGGGAGCATTAGAGGTGCGGGCTACAATGGGCATAATCAACTCTCTCAAGCCAACACCACCAATTCAAGCGTTTTTATCAGAATCTTAAAGCAAAATGGTGATGATTTGAGCAAAATTACGCATATTTATCCTGCAAGTTATGCTGGGACTTGCTTTGCGCTTGATAGTAATAAATGCCTATGGAGCTTTGGTTATGGTGGTTATGGCTATGGCGATGGGAGGGCTGGCAATAATGCTATGGCAAGCATTGCGTGTGAGGGCGTAGAAAGCCTTAAATATGCAGATAATGCCTACACGCGCGCAGTTGTTAAACTCATAAGCGGCAATCTCACAGCCTTTGGATACAACACAGATTCAGCACTAGGCATAGGTAATGTCACAAACACGCGCGAATTTATGCCAATAGTGCTGCCAAATGAGCTGCAAGATTACGCACTTTACACACTAGGCGCAGAATCTCATCTTGTCATCTTGTGTAATGACAGCATTTATGCATGCGGGAGCGCACTAGATGGCAGCATAAACATCACCACAAACACACTTCAACCACAAATTTAAAAGGAGCTTTTATGAGAGAGATTTATACATTAAAAAAGAGCGAGATTCTAAGCGTGCAGGGCGAATACACCTATATCGGCGAGGATTTGGAGCATATCTACATAGAGGGCGAAAATCTCAAAAAACCCTTTGTGAAAGCTGTGCTGCCAAAAGATTTGCTCGATAAGCAAGCGCAGCAGTTGAAAGCAGCACAAAGTGCGCAAATCGCTGCTTTAGAGCGTGTTTTTAGCGACAAAATGGCGTATTTTTATAGTGAAGTGCTAGGAGTAAAGCATTTTTATGACAACGAGCTAAGCGACCAAATAAACCTTAATGACGCGCAGCTAAGCGGTGTGAGCGTAGAGATTCGCTGTCGGGCTGAAAATGAGGAGCAAAAAAGCCAAAAGCTCCATACAAAAGAGCAAATAAAGCAGCTCAACCTCGAGCGTATCGCGCAAAAAGATGCACTTTTAGAGCAGTTTAGAACGCTAAAAGATTACATCTTAAGCCTTGAGGACATAAAGGCAGTGGGCGAAGTGGATTTTGCCCATTATGAGGGCATTAAAGCTAAAAATACGCAAAAAGGAGCATAAATGTATCAATTAATCATTAAGCGCACACATATTTCTAGCCAAAAAGACAGCGCGGGTGAGCTTACGACCATTGGCACATACGAGCTTAAAGATGCGCAAGGCAATGTCATTTTTAGCGGATATAGTGCAGAAAATGGCACAAAAAGCAGCGATGAAGCGCTCAAAGACTATCGCATTATGCCGCGCACCTATAAGCTTAAGTGGTGTTTTACCAAAGTGGCAGTGCCAAAAAGCGAGCGTTTTAGAAATGTCCCATTTGAGGCGTGGAGTGATAAAGTAGAATCTAAATACCACGAGCGCTACACAAAATGGGGGTTTAAAAATGCAGGGCTTTTACTTTACACGCCTGAATTGCCCTCTTTTGAAAATCGCACTATTTATGTGCATATTGGCAATAGTGGCAAAGATACGCAAGCGTGCTTACTTTTAGGCAAGGGCGTGAGTGAAATGGGCATTACAAATTCTACAGAGGCTGTGAGGGAATTTTATGAGTTTGTGCTTAAAGTCGGCGTAGAAAATGTGGAAATCTGCATCAATGAGCTAGCAGAGTAAGGAGTGAGTATGCCTTATGTGATTGCTACTTTAAGCCTTTTGCTTTTAAGCTCTTTGTATGCCAATATGCTTTTATACGCGCAAAAATCGCGCATAGAATTGCAAAATCAAATTGCACAATCTGCCATAGAGCTGCAAAATGCGCAGATTAAAGATATGGCTTTGCAAAGTGAGACATATCACTGCGATTTAGATTCTATAAATGAATATATCCGCTCAAAGTTTAATCATATTGCCGATGAGCGCACACTGCCCACCTGTGAAGCAAAGCTAAAAGAGCTTGAGAAAGCTTTAGGGGTGTATGATGAGGGTTAGTTTTGTGTGTATATTGTGCATTTTGTCTCTTGCCCTTAGCGGCTGTAGCAGAAGTGTGGTATATAAAGAAGTCTATTTGCCCACAAATTGTGATGTAAAAGCGCGAGTAAAGCCTGTGAATAAAGGCTCAAGCGCGCTCTTTTTAAAAGAAATTCTCATCTACACACAAGGGCTAGAGCAGGATTTGGCATACTGCAAGGGCGAATATGGAAAATAGCGTGAGTTTTTTTCAAAAGTTATTAATCGCCCTTTGCGCTGGGATTTTTGGCGTAGCCATTGCCATTTCTGTGCAGCATATCAAAGTCGTGTTTGTGCCAAAGTGGCTTATCGTGCTTAGCACTGCGGTGCAGCTTATTTTAAGCTGGGGGATTTTTTTACTCATCATGCTCTTTTTTAATAGCGAACTGCTCCCTGAAAAAGTGCCAAATGATGATTACTCGGCTTTATCTGTGGCATTTTTACTCTCCTCTGTGCCGCAGGTGGTTATTATGACGCTTTTAATTATCTATTCAAAAGAAGTCAATAAATGGCTACAAGAGCGCTATGGCGACAAAGAAGTGCAAATGCCAAAAAGCATAGGCGCGCTGCATAAACAATACGCCAAAGAGCAAACACAAGATTCTGTGCAAGATTTTACCCAAAATATACAAGAAACCGCGCCTTTTGCGCCCACAACACCTGCTGATATACAAGAATCCACAAAAACACAAGAACAAGAGCCGCACATCTGTCAAACATGTGGGCAGCATAAGGAGCAAAAATGAAAAGTTGGCTTATGTATGCATTTTTTGCGTTAGCTTTGTATTTTTTTTACAATATGTTTGAGCGCACAAATCACAAAATCGAAAAGACACAAGATGAGCTGCGGCAGATTATGGCAAATACAAGCGTGATTATTGAGAAAGTTAATGCAGATTCTAAAGAAGCCTCTATGCTCTATAAAATGCAAAAAAACAATGATGTATGGCAGGGCACAGCGTGCGCGTATTGTCATAACTCTATTGAAACCGCACTGCCAATTTATAAAAGAAGCGTGAGTGAGGCGATTTTAATTGTACGTTTAGGCACACCACATACGCAAAATAAGGGAATGCCGCTTTTCTCTCCGCGTGCTACCCGCGACAAAAACTCCATTACGGATAGTGAATTAAAAGTGCGGCTAGATTCTTTATACACCAAAGAGCTGCTTGATAGCGCCAAAGAATTACCGCCTGATGTGATTTATAAAGTAAATAACAGCCCATAAGGCTAAAAAAGCTTTCTTATCACACAAAATTTTTAAAAGGAGTAACAATGCCTAGCAAATATGGAATAAATGTCGAGCTTATAAACAGCTCACCAACGAGTTATGATATAGATAATTCACGTCCAATCGCCATAATCGGCGATGATACTAAGCTAAACGGCTTAAGCGTGTATAATGATGTGGAGCTAGCTTTAGGCGCAGTAGGTGAGGGGAGCGTGAAAAACGCGCTTTTAGACCTGCAGGCTACTAATTTAAAGACGCAAATCATCATTTCTGCTTTTGGCAAAGATGCAGGAGAGGGAGAAGTGATTGAGACACAAAATGCAAATAAAGCCATAGCGGCAATCACTGCGCTTAAAAAAAGCGAGCAGGAGCTAAGCTTAAAGCCTAAATTCTTGCTTTGCCCTGAATATAACACAAGCGGCGTGTGGGAAAAGCTTAAGCAAATTGCCACATCTTTGCGCGCCATTTATGCTATTGAGCTTACCAGCAGTGATGAGGTGGGTATCAAAAAGGAATTAGAATCTATCCAAACGCACCGAGCTATCATTAGCTTTCAAAAAGTGCAGCGTATTGATAAAGTTACGCGCGGTGCGAGCGTGTTTTTGATTGCCCTGTATGCCAAAATTATGGCAAGCAGCGATTATGGCTTTGCGCAAACTTATTCAAATCGCGTTATCGATGGCGTGATAGGCATTATTGATACGATTGAATACTTACAGGGCGAGGATTGCGAGGCAGACAGACTGCGTGCAATAGGCGTTACCTGTATTTTTATCGATAATGGCATACGCGCGTGGGGTAGGCATACGCGTGATACTGCTTTGGGCTTAGAATCTTTGCACTCTATTGTGATTTTTGACACTATCATTGATACACTCTTTGAAAGTCAAAAAGAAGCCATAGACAAGCAAGTAGCAGATATGATTAAGCAGCTCCAAGATGATTTAGATACTTTCTATCGCAAGCTTATTGCCAATAATGTGCTTGTGGGCTATGAAATCTCCCTGCCTAGCGATTTAAACACTAATGAAGCTATCGCAGAAGGTGAAATCTACATCAAGCAGGAAATGCAAGAAATGCCGCTCATCTCAAGCGTGCATAATAAAATCTATCGCGTAACCAAATACAGCCAAGAGCTAGTAAAAGAACTTTAAGGAGGATTTATGACTTTCACACCGCAAGCCTTTACAGGCGGGAATGTTTTTATAGATGGCATAGGCTGTCTAGGGATTTTAAAGAGCTTTGAGCCGCCCAAGCTTGATTATGATACGATTGAAGCCACTGCGAGCATAGGCAAATATGAGAAAGTGTTGCCCTCCCTAAAGCCTATGAGCGCTAAAATCACGCTTAGCGATATAAATGCCGCGCTTATCGCGCCGCTCTCCACGCTACTGCCAAAAGTTGTGTATGTCAAAAAGAATATGACTTCAGTGGGCATCACACAAAAAGATACCCAAATTATCGCTACTATGGGTGGTGTGGTAAAAGTGGGCGAGCTACCAAGCTATGAGATGATAAAAGAAGTCGAATATAGCTTTGAAATGGCAGTTTATACTTTCAGCTATCAAGTGAATAAAATGCCTCTTATTGTGTATGATGTGGAAAATTCTATCTTCATGATAGATGGTGTCGACCAGTTTGCGAGCATTCGCAAAAATATCACATAAGGAGCTAGTATGCTAAAAACATTTGAAAAAAGCCAAAAAACTTTCACCTTTAGAGATGGGCAAGCTGTGCTATTAAAAGAGCCTACACTCTTACAGCTCAAATCCGCACGTGCTAAAAATGATGAGGTGGAGCAGGCTAAAGCATTGCTTATTGATATGAGTGAGGGCGAGCTTACAAGTGAGTTTTTAGATTCCTTGCCGCTAGGTGAGTGGGTGAGGCTCTCTAACGAAGTGAGCGCATTTATGGGGATTGATGTAAAAAACTAGCAGAGGGCATAGCGCTCATTGGCTATGCCCTACATTTTAGCAAAAGCGATATTGAGCAAATGGGGGTGAGTGAGTTTAAAGAATATGTGCAAATTGCGCAAAAATTTGCCCAAATGCCTAGAATCTAGCGTGAAACTAACCTGCAATCTACTCCGCGCGCACTAGCGCAATAAAGCTCCACATAAAGCACACAAACGCTACAGCGCATACATGAATATTTTGCAGCACCACTCCTACAGCCAAAGCTAATAGCGCACCTAAGCATACACGCGCTAGCCATGCACTAAACGCACTAAATGGCGTGTTTTTGTATGATTTTACTTCATTTCTGCCCGTTACAATTCCAGTTTTGAGTGCTTTAAAAGTGTTGCGCACAATGCCCACACACACACGCACGCCCTCCACACCTGCATACATAAGCACACCCAAAGCCATAATGATTAAAAAAGTAGCCAAAATTCCATGCATTTTTAAGCCTTTGATATATGAATCTTAAAAGATATAAAATTCATTATACTTTAAAAGGAGATATTATGCAAACCCAGCTCACCATTAAACTCACGCCGCAGCTTGATAATCTTACCCAAGCCATAAATAAAATCAGCAAAGATACAGGGGAGGGCATAAGTAAGGCACTTGATACGAGCATTAAAAGCATCACACAGGCTTTAAGGAGTGAAAATCTAATTGGCAAAGCACTTCAAGGACCAAAACTCCCCCAAGAGACACTTAGCCACATTAAAGCTCAGCTCGCGCAAGCTACACGCGTAAAGCTAGATTTAGACTTAAAAGAGGCAAATGCCAAAATAGATTCTATGCGCTATCAAATACTTGGCATTTATGGCGTGTTTAAGGGATTGTTTCAAAAGCCTATTTCTGTGGCTATGGAGTTTGAAAGCTCAATGGCAGATGTTAAAAAGGTGGTGGATTTTGAGAGCAAAGAGGAGCTTAAGGGCTTTGAAAATCAAATTTGGAATCTCACTAAAACTATACCGCTAGCGGCAAAAGATTTAACCGCTATTGTCGCAAGTGGCGGGCAATTAGGGCTAGATAAAAATATTTTAATCCCTTTCACAGATGTGGTGGCAAAAATGAGCACAGCTTTTGATATGAGCACTGCAGAGGCAGGCGATACGATTGCAGGATTAATGAAAAAAATGGGCATAGGTATAGAATCTGTGCGCGATTTGGGCGATGCGATTAACTACATTGGCGCAAAAAGCGCAGGCAGCCCGCGCGAGGTGGTAGATATACTTGGGCGCATAGGTGGTATGGCAAAGACTATTGGGCTAACCAGCGAGCAAACCGCAGGGCTAGCGGGCGCATTTGCAAATATGAAAATCCCCTCCGAGCAAGCAGGCACAGCAATAAACAAAATGCTTAATGTCTTAGGAAACGCAGAGGGAGGCACAGCACGCTTTCAAGGTGCGCTCAAAAAGATAGGCATAAATGCAGGTGAGCTTAAAAACACTATGAGCAATAATCCTATGGAGGGCATACTCAAGGTGCTAAAATCCATAGAGGGCGCGGATAAAGATGAAAAAATAGGCATTCTAAAAGATATGTTTGGCGAAGAAGCCGCGCCAAAAATCGCGCAAATCACATCAAATATGCAAGAGTTTGAGAAAATCCTAGCTTTGGTTTCTAGCAAAGATAACTACAGCGGCTCTATGCAAGCTGAATTTGATGAGGTGAGCAAAACTACAGCCAATGCTATGCAGATTCTAGAAAACTCCATAGCGCAGATTGCAAAAACTATAGGTGATGTGTTTTTGCCTCCATTGGCAAGTATGTTTAAGGTTTTGGCAAAAATGGGCAATGCGCTTTCAGGCTTTTTACAACAAAACCAGTGGCTTACTAAAACTATCATCATCGCAGCGAGTGCAATTTTTGCGCTAAAGGTCATAATGGTAGCTGCTAAAGCAGCCACAGCGCTATGGGCTGTAGCCACTTATCCGCTAAAAATTGCCCTGTTTGCGGTGCGAATGCAAACAATGCTTGCCGCCATAAGCACAAAAGCTTATATTGTTGTGTCCAAAGGTGCAGCGCTAGCGACAAAAGCATGGGGAGTGGCAAGCGTTACATTTGCGCGGGTGTTTAAGCTAAGTATGCTTAGTGTGAAAGCTGCGCTTATAAGCACAGGCATTGGCGCTTTAATAGTTGCTATTGGCATTGCAATTGGCTATGTGGTGGAAAATTGGGAAAGTATCGCGCCGCGATTAGTAGCAGTGTGGGAATGGATAAAAGAGCAGATAAATCCTGTTATTGAATGGTTTTCTCAAGCTTTTAGCTTTGTCTCCAAAGGCATTGATAAAGTAATAAATGGCGCGCGCGCTGTTACAGACTTTTTGGGCATTACAGATAAAGAGGAGCAGAGCCAAAATTATAGCACAAAAGGCTTAAGCGATGAGGTGATAAACACGCAGAAAGCAAACACGCAAGCCTTTTATGAGCAGCACAAAACAAGCCAAATTAACGACAATAAAGTCATAAACATCACCACAGGCGCCAACGCAAATGATGTAGTTCAAGCCATTACGCAAAATTCATACGCTTATGCAGATTAAGGATTCTAAAACGCGCTACACTTTGACATCACTTTTAGGGGTAAAACATGATAAATATCCGCGCCTTAAGCAACGCAAGGAAAAATCAAAAAAGATATGATGATTTAATAAAATTAGAAAAAGAAGCGCTTAATGCGCCTCTAAGCAGCATTTCACCGCGTGAGAATGAGAAAATTATTAAAATTGATAAATATATTTTCACTACTTTTACTAATATCGCCTCACTAGATACGATTTTAGAACTTGGCGTGAGCAAAATCGCGTGTATTTCAAAGAATTATTATTTAAAAATTGGCGCTAATGAGGAGCGTATAAGCTTTGAGGCGACTATTTTTATAGAGCATTTGGAGCATTTTAATGGGCTAATAGATAAAATCAAAGCGTGCAAACCTCTTAGCCTCTCCACACTAGAATCCACACAAATGCGCCATATTTTAATCGACACTTTTAGTAGCAAAACGCAATCTTGGCAGCTAGATTCTATGCGCAATCTCACTTATCACACAAAAGTGTTTAATATAAGCGGAGTGGTGCTATGAATGACATAGCAAAGGCGCAAAAAGATATACAAAGATGTGTGCGTAATGCACTAAATCGCAGTATCACCAAAGTGGCAAAGGAGCAAAGGCGGCTTGTGCAAGAGGATTTAAATTTAAGCCATAAAAAAATTCGCGCGCTCACCAAAATCACGCGCGCAAAAGATAAATTAGAATCTAGCATTAAATCATCTACCACCAAACTTTCTATTAATAATTTTAAGCGCAAGGCCACACGCGCGGGCGTGCAAGTGAGAGTGGCTAAAGATAAAAATTTATTTTTTAAAGGTGCTTTTATTGCTGTGCGGCGCGGGCAAAAAAAGAGTGATGTAAAAAATGGCTTTGTGATGACGCGCTCCATAAGTGGCAATCATGGCTTTGAAACAAGTGCGGCAAATGTCGCCTCATATAAAGGGCGCAAGGAGGCGAGGAGGGAAAGCGGACTTTTTTATCTAAAAACTAAGCCTTTTTCGCAAATTGTGCTTTCTAAAACGCCGCGTTTAGCTCAAATTGCAAGCGAAATATTTTCCAAAGAGCTTAGCAAAGAGTAGTTTTGCTCTAAGTGCGCAAGTAAAAGTTTAAATAAAAGGGGTTTAAATGAGCCAAGATACACAAGAGCAAACCTACATCGCCACACAAGGCGAGCGATTAGATATGATATTTGTAAAAATCTATGGAGATTTATATCAAAATAGCTATGAAAGCGGCTATAACGCCTTTATTTTAGCTAATATCGATTTAATTCACACGCCCATTTTGAGCGGAGGCGAGGTGGTGAAATGCCCTATTTTTAGCGACAATACAGAATCTAGCGAGGAATTAGGGCTATGGGCTTAGAGCAATACATCGCGCCGCTGTGGCGCGTAAGCCTAAATGGCAAAAAAAGCCATAATCTTAATATCACGCAGGTGCGCTATAGCGATTTTGAAAAAGATAATATTGACACGCTTTGCCTTGAGCTAGCACCAAATGCCACGCCACCAAACTTTGGGGATAGAATTGAGCTTTTTATGGGCAGAAATGCGCTATATTTCTTTGGTGCATTCTATGTAAGCGCGATAAAAGAGCAATATAAGCGCGGTTTTAGCATTGACTGCACAAGCATTGATTACACAAAGGGCTTTAAGGTGAAAAAATCGCGCACATTTGAGGGCAGTATCGCTGATTGCATAAGAAGTATCGCGCGTGAAAATAACCTTAAAACAAAGCTAGATTTTCGCTATGCGCAATCTATTGAGGTGATTGAGCAAGTTGATGAGAGCGATAGTGCGCTTTTGCATAGGCTGGCCGATGAGCTTTTCTGCACTTGCAAAGTGAGCAATGATACGCTCATTTTTTTGGATAAGGGCAAGGAGTTTGATAGGCGCACTTATGCTATAAACGCCGATGAGTGCATTAGTTTGGATATTGAAACATTTGCGGCTACGCGATATAAGAGCATTGAGCTTACCTACACAGACAGCGAGGGAAACGCGCGCAGTGTTAAGGTGGGCAGTGGCGAGCCGCTCTATAAATTGCATAGATTTGCCAAAGATGATACACACGCGCTACAAATGGCTACCACAAAGCTAGAAACGCTTAATTCTAAGCACATCAAGGGCAGTTTGAGTGCGGTGGGGAGGGTGCTTTTTGCAGGAGGATATTTAAACCTTACATTTAAAGGTAAAATATCGCGCCACACTATCACGCAAGTAACGCACAGCTTAGATTCTAGCGCGTGGAATATGGAGCTTAATTTTGAGTGATTTTACTTGTGCTTTTTAACTCAAAAACTTAAGTGTGCTTTAATAGTTATATATATACAATATAATTATGAAGTTTGAATGGGACGCACAAAAGGCTAAAGCAAACAAAGCCAAACACAATGTAAGCTTTGAGGAGGCGCAAAGCGTGTTTAGCGATGAGTTTGCGCGCGTGATTTTTGATGAATCGCATTCAAATGATGAGGCAAGATTTGTCATCTTGGGATTGAGCCAAAGGCTTAGAATTTTGGTCGTAGTGCATTGTTTCAGGTCCGGGAATAGCACTATTCGTATCATTTCGGCGCGTAAAGCTACGCAAAATGAGCAAAAACAATATAAGGAGCTAAGAAAATGAAAAAAGAATATGATTTTTCACATTCTGTACGCAATCCATACACTAAACAGGCTAAAAAGCAAATTTCTATCAATGTGAGTGTTGAAACTTTAGACTATTTCAAAAAAATGGGCGCACAAGAGGGCGTGCCTTACCAAAATCTTATTAATCTCTTTTTGAACCGCTGCGCGAGTGAAAATCTTATGCTTGAGATAAAGCATTAGGCTAGAATGCGCTAGAGAGGGAATTTGCAAAGGAGGTATGTTTAACATATACCTTTCGTAAATGCTCTGTTTTGCTTTTATTGCCTGTGAAAGACTTAAGGCGCAGATTAACTTAAAAACTAAAAATATTGACAAAATATTGCAAAATATAATACACTTGCGCGTCCAAAGTTTGCGCAAAAAATTGTGTTACATTATGTAAAAAACGCATAAAAAAATATGGGTTTTAAGCGGTTTTTTTGCTCTAAAAAAAGGGGTCAAAAATGGCTCTTTTTGGGGACAGAGTGGGGACAGATTTTTATAGTTTTCACAAATTAGGGCATTTGAGTGGCATTATTATAAGTCCCTCTCTCCCGGCCA